CCGCCGGTATGTCGCATTGGCCGGCGTGTTAAATCTACTCGAACTTCCGCGGAACTGCGCTTATCGCGGGTTCGAAATAGGTAGGTAGCATGAGCTAACCCCTCCATACGCTCCACTATGTCATGTGGAACGCCCAAGCGCTTGAGAACAGCATACTCAAACGTCAATGGCCCGACGCTTTGAGACTGATCAAACATACCGAAGTCGCCTTCATATACTGATATGTTGCTCGTCTCACTCCACACAATCACCAAGGAGTCGTCACCCGACACTAAGATGTGGACTGCATTGCTCTTGGGAAATAGAGCAAAGTTGACCCAGTCACTCAAATCTCGGTCAGTTGCGGCTCCGCCGTATGTGATGAATACCAGCCGCCCAGCTCTTTCTACTGGACGGGGAATTATGCACCATTGCGCGCGCAAACTTTTAGTTGCCTTCCAAATGTAGGGGCCTAATACCACTTGTACTTTTGGACTCACGTTCGCTATGGCACGCGGTTTCATCATCACACGATGACATAAGGGATTGGTGGGATCCTCCTCCACTTTTAACAGGCACTCGTCAATCTTAACCATCATCTCGATACGGTGCCACTCAGATGCATCATAGTTCACACCATGAGCTAAGTGGTACTCCATAGCAAGACGATATCTACGCTTACGCGCAGGGTCATCGAAATGCGCTAACCACGCCTCTTTCTCATCCTCCCACGTAATCGGCGCTTCAGGTTCAACCAGTATGGGCATACGTGATTGATCCCAATGCTCTTTCTGCAGGGCGGGTGACATAGGGGGCGCAGCTAATATGCGATTGCGTAAAACGCTTAACAAGTTCTCGTCGGAACGCTTAGGCACGTAGCCCGGGCAATTCGTCGGGAGAAACCAGTAGTAGTAGGAGTTCACGTCTCTGCCAGGGAGAGGCAGAGAACCCTTCATCACCAAAGTCGTATCAAGAGGTTTCAACGAACAATGGCTTTGTTGGGTAGGCGTAGCACTTAATTCAGGGTCAAAGGGTTGAAGGTAACTTCCCTCCCATAATTCAACAGGGGGACGATCTTCCCAAGACCTTAAGTAAAACGCCTCGCGAAAAGCTGCATAAGGGAGACTCCCCTGCTGCAGCCTGAACATCCCGAGCGCGTCTCTCGGGATGGGTAAAACATAGATGGCGCAGAAGTTCCACAAGGCATGCACGATTATGGCTTGTGGTAACGACATCCATGCCGTCACAATATGCATAGGAAGAGGCAATAACATGCGCCAGGTGAAGGGCTGGGTACACGCCTTAAAGAGAAATTCAACGAGGCCAAATAAATAACCCCATTTCCCTATTGCGTGTTTAACCATCTCCTCAACTGGAGGATGAAAGAGCACCGCCTGTTTGAACAGCCGAAGCTGAAAGGCGGGTACTTCCTCACGGGACAGGTCTGCATAAAATGGTTGCGTTCGCATTTGCTTCCACATGCGTTCCTGGCGTGCTGCATACGCCCGCTTCAGATATGGTATGGCGCCGAAAAAGCTCAGACCTTTGATCCAGTCTAAAAGCCTATCGCGCCACCCAGTCAATCTATCAGCCACACAACGCAACTTGGTTTGGATAGCGTTGTAAAACCGATCGACTCTGGAGTGGACACTGGCTCTGCTAGGGAGTGACAAGACTCCGGCACTACTAATCATGTTGGGATTAATAGGCTTTTCTAACACAACCAGCTGTGTTGATTGGGCTCTTCGAGGCCCTCGGAACCACTGGTACAACCACCTGATCGCAACGAGACATATGACGGCGATTTGAATACGCCGCCACCAGTCTACACGTGTGAGAGGAGGGAGGCCGATGCTCTCAACAGTCTGAGCATGAGTCTCCAACACCTTTCCTTTATTTAACACGCTGCGATTAAGGGTCATAACAGTGCCTGACACCCCCCGAACGAGAGCCAACATCGCCATCGCTTCAGGCAGCTTCCCAAATCGGTCGGGAAACAATTTCTGAAGCAACTTGACGTGGTCATCGTTCTGGCATGAGGAGTTTGATTGCTGGATGAGCTGACGGTACAACAAGGCACCGCGGGGTCGCCCGGCGGCAGAGTTGCAAAGCGTGGTTAGGATAGGTTCATAGAACAAAACCTTCCTCTTCGGCACTATGGATTCCCAAAAGCTCATTGAGAATCTTTCCGAAGCCACACTCCACAAGGTCTGCACATACCAGGGAGCTGCATCCATATCAAATGCTTC